GTGCCGTCGTACTTGCTAAAGTCGGTTTCAAGGACCGCCGGTTGTCCCCTCGTTATTTCAGCGATGTGCTGAGCCAACGAAGGCAAGGCCCGCCCGAAGGCGAACCACGACTGCCCATGCAGAGCGTCCTGTAACGCGTACGAATAGCGATACATTCTGCTCTGCAGCTCCGGACTTAGAGGCGTAATCAGCCTTGGGGCCTTCATCTCGGGGTATGTCTCCGCCTTGATGAATGCCTTCGTCTGCTTACTGTTCTTTGTTAGGCGTTCGCGTAGGCCCTCAGCAGTTACCTGCCTGGCCGCCGGCTTGACCCTCCTCAGAACCTCTTCGTCCGTCACTGGATCCACCTTTGGCAAGCGCAACAAGAGGGCCGCAACAAAAGGACGAATGAAAGGACGAATCCTCTCAGGATCCATCCTCCGCCTCGACTCTTGTTGTGGCTTCTCAACACGCTCCTGAACTGCCTGTTTAGCGGCTTCCTTGTCGCGGATCGGAGCAGCAGCGTTAGTCGCCGCTCCGACCTTATCGACATAGGGGCTCGATGCAGCAGCCGTTACAGTGGTTTTCTCAGCCACACTTTCGTGTGCTCCAACCTTGTAATGGCTACTCACATTCGGGCCACGCACCACAGGGTCAACACAGTTCTGACAAGGACACGCTCCGGGGGCCCCGACCACCACAGGACTAGTTTTATCAAGTCCGCGGTGTAGAACCGACAGTTTGTGCTTCTTGTCCAAATATTGGCGTGCATACCCGCAGAGCAGGTAAGCATGCTTGCTATTTGTGAGCTGGCTGACCGTATGTTCAGGCACTCTGTCGCCGCCCAAGACCCGCAAGGTGTCAACGACCTCGGAAAATACATTCCATGGCACGGTGACACATTTTGAGTCTGGGCCCGCGGCCGCCACTGTTACGTGGCAGCCACTAGCGTCAAAGTACTTGAACGCAGTCCAGTCCTCTCCCTTAGTACCTGGATGGTTGAAGTTGAACCGGGACAGTGTGTGCCTAGTGACATGAGCGTGTGCCCACTGCAGACGCTCAGGAATGGTGAATTGCGGCACCAATACCACTAAGCTACGCGACCTCTCGTATGCATATTTCAGCACACGGTAGTGCGTAGTCACTCCCCTCCATGTAGTATTCATGTAGTCAGGACCGTAGTCCCAAACAGCATGCGTTGCTACATAGCCGCCGTGGGCGGTGAAGGTCATCTCGTTATTACTAAAGTAATAAGTCGATGTGCCATCATCACCAGCAGCGCGGTCCGGGACCATCGTATAAAGACACACGGGTTTCATCTCAGAGAGAAACTCATGCATATTTATATAATAGTCGAC